AACACTGGCAGCCAATGATGCTTACAGCACGTCTCGCGGATTTCTTTCTGGCAGGGACATGAAACTGATTGTAATGCACGCCGATTACGGTGAAGTTGGCCGGACAACATGCAGCGTGGATATGCTGCGGGGCACCAGTGAGCATAGTAAGTTTGAATCAGGAGATCAGTATGGCTATTAAACCGAACGACAGTGAGCTAAACAAAATGCTGCGGCGCGATGAAGGCGTGACGGCGCTCCCCTACACCGACAGCGTTGGCATCCTCACCATAGGTGTAGGTCGGAATCTGGAGGACGTGGGCCTGCGGCAAGATGAGATTGACTATCTTCTGACCAACGACATTCGTGTGGCTATGCTTGACTGCAAGCGGCTGTGCGAAGATTTTGATGCGCTGTCAGATAACCGCCAGAGGGCCCTCATTAATATGGCCTTCAACCTCGGCAGGTCACGTCTCGCTGGCTTCAAAAATATGTGGGCGGCGATTGAGCGCGGTGACTTCGCTGAAGCGGCCTCTCAAGCGCTGGACTCTAAGTGGGCGCGGCAGGTCGGCAGCCGCGCGAATCGAATTGCCGACCTTTTAGAGAAAGGGTAATTTCATGGACAAACTTATGCGTCAGATTAGGAATTGGTGGCCAGAAACCCGCAAGTTTCAGGTCTTAATCGTGGTTGGCACTCTGCTGCTAATTTTCATCGCAGGTGATTTAATTACTCGATAGGACAGACAGATGCCCCTGCGCGATAGCACTCGCCCGTGCTTTGTGCTGGGGGTTAGGGGGCTGTCTCGCCAAGGTGGGTGTGGTGATTCCTCCTTAGGCTGGAGACGGCCCCCGCTTTCAAACGACAAACGCCCAGAAACCTCTAATCTGGCGGCGAAAGCATTGTTAATTTCTCTGCAGCACGTATGGGCTGCATCGCGTCCTCCGTCGCGTTAAGCACGATCTTGCCGTCGGGCAGGGCGATGTTGTACCGGGGATTCTGCTCGATGGTGCGAGCGACAATGACGCCCTCGTCTTCGGCCACCCCCTCCGGGGTGAAGTGCCGCACCATTACTTCGTCCTTCAGCGCGTAGGTAGTCATATCTAATCTCCCGACATAAATGGACGGTTGTCATGCAGCTTACTTTCGTTAAGGGCATCGAGGACAACCGCGCAACAGGACATGACATGGCCCAGTGGGTGACACCCGCTGTCGCGGTCGGCGTCTTCGCCTTTGTGGTACCACGCGATCAGGTGCCGCATGACCGCATCGAAGTAAGTGGTAGCGTCGACTCCGCTCTCGCGCCAATTATAGGCACCGTATTTCACGGCTCCACTATTCATGACCTGAGCCATTCGAATTAGTGCGCTGGCCGGAACAGACGCGTAAGACAGCTTGGCCTGTCCGTGTTTGAACTTGGCGTTCTTCGTGTAGTTCTGCTCTACAAGCACGTCCACCTTGTCCCACGTTTCTTTTTTCATCAGTCTTCTCCTTTGTGTTTGAGGAACGTCATGTTCCGTATCGCAGCTTCAACGACAAGCTGGATTTCTTCCAGCGCTGTTTCAGCTTCCTGCGCTGCGGTAAGTTCAGCAATGAAACGGTCACTATCCTCGTGGACCGCTTCCGCCAGCTCGTTGATCAGTGCGTCGATCAACCGCGAATGGTTCGCCGCGTTGGATGCTGGTTTAAGTATCATGTCTTTCCCCTTTCATCATGTGTTGTAAGTAGTAGTGGCACAGCAGGGCAGCCTCAGCCCTGCCGTTGTCTTTCTTTCGCCGCCAATAGTGGTCGTGAGCTTCTTCACCAAAGACCTCGGTGGCGATCTGGAGGCTTAAAGTCTTCTCCTTAGTCAGGCCCATGTCCTTCTTCCACTTGGCTGGGGTCTCGAACCAAACATTGTCGACACCAAGCATTCCCAAAAGGAACGACGACGCGCCGCCGTACATAGCCCCAAAGTTGAACGTGCTGCTCACACCCTGCTTTGGCATTGCACCGACCGCTTCAATAATCGCCACCTCTTTGCAGTCGACGTAGGGCGTCGTCACCTTGGCGTACCACTCACAAAAGTGGGCGGTGTAGAACAATGTCTTCGTCCCCTGATATAGCACCGGCGTGTCGAGCACGCCCAGCAGCTTGCCACTGCCGGTCATAAGGGCAAACGCCCCTGAAGCTCCGGGATCGTGGCCCAGTATAATAAGTCTTTCTCTCATCTATTTTCCTCCTCAATTTTCCCTGCGGTCATCACTTCTTGTAACGGTAGCCTTCCCAAGCATCGACACTGAGGGGCCAACGGGCATACCAATGCTCAGGATCTGCGGTCATGATGCGCTCAAACTCCTTCAAGCTGCCAAAACCTTCAGGAACCTCGCACACGACCTCGTCGTAAACCGTCAATATGGGGATGTAACCATGCCTCTCCAGCCTGCGGGCAGCGGGCATCAGGATTTCCCTACTGGTGGCCTGCGTTGCATTCTCAGCAAGCTTCCCCCCGTACGTATAGATGCGCGTCCACTGTCCGTTCTTCATGGACATGTAGCTGAGTACGTGCTCCATCTCGCACTTGCATGTCCCGTTAGCACAATCCTCCTCAGTGGCAGGGTCATGCCAGCGGGGCATGCGCTTCGACAAAATAGGCTGGTAGTACCAGATACGCTTGCCGTTCGGCAGGATCATGGCCAGCCAATCATCCACGGGTGCAAACCCGATCTCACGGTAGCTGGTGTGCTTATTATCCCTGACGGCGCTAATGGCGGCGTAGTTCAGGCTCCTCCACAGCTTCGTAGTCTCTGGGTGCTCCGAACGCCAAGCTCTACATATCTCAATCACCCTGTCGTCGCTGTGACGGTCGGTGCGGTCGAACTTACGCCACGCACCCAGCGCTCCTTGATAGCCGAAAGCCAACTCGCAGGTCTTGCCGTCCTGCCGTTCGGCTGGGTGAGAAACCTTGGTCACCGTACCAGCTGGATACCGGTATATCTTGTCGGCCATGCGCTCATATATCTTCTCGCCATTACGAAAAGCGTCGATCTTCCACTGCTCACCGGCCAGACACGCCAGTACGACAGCCTCAACCGAGACAAAATCTCCGGCCACGATTCGGTTCCCTTCATCGGCTACGATCCAGTGTCGGCTGGCAGAACTCACAGCCTCCATAGCGTCACCGTAGATCGCGTCGAGATACGCCGGGTCCTTGAACATAATGTCCTTGACCAGACGGTCGGGCGGAATGTCCTCATAGCTGCGCTTAAGGTTCAGTGGCTGAAACCCGGAGCCTGCGTTCCTGCCTGTCTGGGTGCCGTGGTATCTGGTCTGGTACTTGGCCCTGCCGTCCTTGCAGGTCTGGCGAGCCATAGCGTCTAGCTTACGGGTAGAAGCCTTATTCAGTTGCATGCGCAATTCGATCACGCGCCTCGTGTCGTCAGGCAGAATCTTATCAGCCGCAGCGCCCGCGACAGTACCCCCGAAATCAGCATCTTCAACCTTCATCTGCCTAAGGGTGTCGTCCCTTTCAATCGCCTCCTCAAGTGTAGTCGCCTGCAAATTATCCAACTGACCGCCGTGGGCGTTAATCCACTCCAAAGACTTGGATACCTGTGTGGGCTTGATGCCGCAGATGTCGCTGTACACCTCAGACAACTCTTCAAAGCGCTTGTCCACAATCTGCGTAGCAACCGTTATGCCCTCGATGTCAAGCTTCAGACCTCGCTCCATCATGCGCATATCAAAGATGAAATTCGAAATCTCATGGTCCGGCAAATCACCCATCACGTCGCTCGCCGTCTGCTCCAGCACAACGTCACGCTCGCAGTACCGCACAAACATCATAAAGTCGTCTTCTGGGATGTCGCGGCGAGCCGTTTTCAAATGCAGCTTCGAGTATCGAGTGATTAGCCGGTGGCCCTCCGGGTCTTTGCCTTCAAAACCCAGCGCTGCCATCAGCCTGTCCAGTCTCTGGGGCATGGCGTAGTAAGCAGCCGTTGCCAACGTGTCGCGCCACCGTTCAACCGGCGGGCACTCAGGCCAACCGTATCGTGGGGTCATCACGTTCTTCCAGATAGACCGCTCGAAGCTGATGTTGTGAGCCTCAATCAGGTGCTCTTCAATCTTGGGCCCCAGCAGATCGTCGATGTCGTGAGGGGAGCCGTAAGGAAAGACATCCGTGTCCCACCAAGATCGTATAGGGTCAGCGTCTACGCCCCAAGATACGCATACGATATCCGTGCTGGGGTGTTCGCTGTACGCTGCAGCGCCGACCAATGACAGGTCGGACTCTGAACGCGTCTCGAAGTCGATAGTTATCACCGCCGCCAGCCCCGCTCGTGCTGATCGCTGTAGTGTCGAATGGCCAGCGAATCCTTGTTGAACCCAACGGCAAAGATGCGCCCGACATCGGACATCTCATCCCACACAGTAACCCATGTAGTATGACCCATGGGGGGTCTCCGCTTATCCAGCGCCCATTTAGCCGCTGTCGTAGCGCAGCTTAGGATGCCGGGGTCTATAATATCGTGGAATATGATTTTCATCGTTAGTCCCCTGTAAGGTGTGACGTCACACCGAACGTACAAAAAAAGGAGGGGGAGATGCGTAGGAAAAACATCTCCCCCCCAAGTTTGCTCACGCAGCGGCTCTTATGGAGGGCGGGAGGTCACCCTCTCGCGCGTGAGCGTCTCATGCGCTCCGCCGACGCACTCTCAGAACGCGGCGCAGCCTTGAACAGGGAGGAGTGATCAGCCTGACTGACCAGCTTGTCACCGTCGCCGGTCTTCTGGACCGCGACGAGATACGCCTTAACGCCCTTCCCTTGCACATCATAGCAGGAAAACACTACACCCATCTGTACGTAGCAGCCGGGGTAGATCTGGTCCCGAGTAGCGGGGCCGATATCCTGCACATCTTCGTCGTACACCTGAACGCCGCCGGGTGCGTCCATACCGTGCTTGTTGAATTTGGTGCTGGCTCGCATCACCATCTTCCCGGAATAGGCGCTGCCGTCCTTGCCCCTCTCTTCGCGGCGGGCCTTGAGTTCGTCGCCGTCGATCAGGCAGGACCTGATCTTGCCGTCAAGGAACTGCTGCTCTGCAGCCTCTCCCCACTCGGCAACGACGGCGTCTATAAGGGCGTCCTCAAGAGTGCCTTCGCCCTCTACGTCGTCGCGGTCGAACGCGACTTCGATCTTGTAAGCGGGGTCTCCATCTTTGCCCTTATCGGTGGTGTACTGGTCCTTCTCAAAGAGGGACTCGTGGATCAAACGCCCGACAGGCGTCAAGTGGCGCGGATTTTTCTCTTCCATTACTGCACTTCCTTTTTGCTTCCACGTTTGCCCGCAGGCTTAAACATGGACTTGGTTTCTGAGTTGACGGCAGGACGGGGGTCACTCCCCGCCACAACTGTCAATCCCGCGTCAGGCTTGAACGCCCAACGGCGGGTAAAATCCCTGCCTTCAGCCAACTTGTCGACGTCAGCAGGGCTGCGGAAGGTGGGGGTAGTTAGCGCACGGTCCCCGAACTTTTCGACCGCAGCCTCCTCCGCACCGTCCTTCCATTTCCGAAAGACACGCGCTGGTGCGAGCTTGCGTCCCGGAACGCTGTGGCCAGCCTGAAGGCGTAAAAACGCAGTATCGTCCGCGCTCTTCTTCAAAGCCTTGGCCAAGTCAAATAGGTCAAGAAACTCTCCGACCTCTTCATTCGTGAGGGCTTTGACGCCGCCCTCAAAGCCTTCTATGGTAGCCATCAGTTCTTTCAGCCTTTCCATGTCCTGCTTAAGAGCAGGGCAAGAAGTGTATCGAGCAGGACAGAACCGGCAGTGGGCTCCGCTCACGACGTCGGTAGCGTCCTGCCCCCAAGCGGTATC